CCGAGCCGCGCCGGGACGCGGACTGACATGGCCGGCGCGTTCGTCGGTGAGGGCGGTGCTATCCCGGTCAAGCGCGGGACGCTCGCCACGCAAGTGATCAATCGCTACAAGCTGGCGGTTATCTCTACGATGACCAACGAGATCATGGAGCAATCCATCCCTTCGATTGAGTCTATCGTTCGTCGTGCGATTGTAGAAGACACTGCGGTAGCTCTGGACAACGCGCTGCTCGACGCAGCTGCGGCTGCTTCCGGCGTGCGCCCGGCGTCTATCACCAACGGTGTAGCAGGCACGGCATCCGCGGGCGACACGCTGGCGAACATCATCACCGATATGAAGGTGCTGATTAACTCGCAGCGCGCCGCCAACCTGGGCAACGACCCTGTCCTGATCATGAACGACGCCCGGCGTCTGGGTCTGGCGATGATCACCAACGCGCAGGGCAACTTTGTGTTCCGTGATGAAGTCGCGCAGGGCCGCGTAATGGGCCTGCCGATCATCACCAGCACGACCTGCCCGGCTGATGAGGTGATCGTGGTTGATCGCAACAGCTTTGCTGCGGCGAACAGCGCGCCGGACTTCCAGATCAGCGACCAGGCGACTCTGGTCATGGCGAACGCCGACGGCACTGCGCCGACCATGGCGACTGACGGGTCTGGCAATCTTGGCACGGAGGAGCAGGTACAGCCTGGCAGCGGTCTGTCAGTATCTGGTGGAGAGTCTGGCACGGCGAGTACCGGCGCCGAAGCGGTGTCAATGTACCAGACCTACAGCACGGCTATTCGCATGACGCTCCCGACTTCGTGGGCAGTCCTGCGATCTGGTGCTGTTGATCGTCTGACTAGCGTTAGCTGGTAAGCGTTGACGGGGCGGTTCGCCGCCCCTTTTTTCTGAGGCATTCGTATGAGTGAAGCGCAGCATGTAATCTGGGACGGAGTCACAGAGCGCGTAGTATCTGCGTCTGAAGCACGGATGCTTGAGGAAAAAGACATGGCACAAGACATGACGGCCCAGCCCATTGCCGGGCATGAGTTCAAGACACGGGCGCAGTTCACTGGGTACAAGACCCGCGAGCTCCGCGCAGAACAGCCGCCGGTCCGGGCTCTGGTTGCTCCTTCCCCCCACATCACTCAGGGTGCGAACGCCCCGGACTGGCGGTCCTACAGAGCGGCTACAGCGCAATGGCTCGGTATCGATAAGGCAACCAAAGTGAAAAAGGCCCAAGTGATGGAGTACCTCGCGGCGCATGGCATCGATACTGAGTAGACTTCTAGGCCGCAACAAGCCGACCGCAGAGAAGCAGTGGTACGAACTGCCTATATCTGGCGGTCGCGTGAGCAGCAGCTGGGGCGACAATTGGTGGCAGCGCGGCTACACGCCAAGCGGCAATGACGGCATCGCGACGCTCGCCGCGTGTGTGGACTCCTACGCGCAAACTATCGCCGCGATGGATGTTGGCGTGTTCGACTATGCTGATGACGGGAGCAAAAGCCGGGTGGCTAACAGTGCCGCAGCCAGGACGCTGCGCGACCCCAACGGTTACCAGACGCGGTCCGACTTTCATCTCAACCTGATTAACAGCTTGCTTTACCACGGCAACGCCTATGCGGTGGGCCGGCGCAACGACCGTAACGAGGTCGTCGAGCTTCACCAGCTGCCTAGCCGCAGTACCAAAGCCTACGTGGAACCAGAGAGCAAGCAGATTTTCTACGGCCCGGGAGACAACCCGCTGGTCGATAACGACCCGCAGGTGTTGATTCCGGCCCGCGAAGTTCTGCATCTACGGCTGCACACGCCGCACCACCCGCTAATCGGAGTGAGTCCGGTCAAGGCGGCGGCGGCGTCAATCATAGCGAACGGCAACATCACCAATCATCAGGCGCGTTTTTTTGCGCGCATGAGCCGACCGAGTGGCGTTCTGTCTACGGACACAGTGCTGACTGCCAAACAGATGGTTGAGTTGCGTCAGGCGTGGGAAGAGCAGTCGAAAGACCTCGACGCCGGTGGCGTGCCGATTCTGGGCTCCGGGATGAAGTGGGAGCCGATGAGCATCGACTCGCAGGACGCTCAGCTGATAGACGCCTTCAACATGACGGTTACAGATATCGCCCGCGCGTTTCGGGTACCGCTTCCGCTAGTCAACCTGTACGAGCACGCGAGCTACAATAACGTCGAACAGCTTTACGCGCAGTGGCTGTCGGGCGGCCTGGGCTTTCTACTGGAGCATATCGAGCGTGCGCTGGAGAAGTTTTTCCAGATGCCTGCTGGTCGCGGGGTGAACTTCAACGCCGACACGCTGCTGCGTACCGATTTCCAGGCACGTGTTGATGGGTACACCAAGCTGGTGCAGTCCGGGGTGTACACGGTTAACGAGGCGCGCGCCAAGTTCGACGGCAGCCAGGCAGTAGAGAACGGCGACACGCCTATTGTGCAGCAGCAGATGGTGCCGCTCGGATTCACACCGGAACCTACCGAGCCTGCGGACCTGCCAGAGCCTGAGCCGGAACAGGAGGCCGCCGCCGACCCCGCTGTGCTCAAAGCATTGATGTTTGAGCGGCTGACAGAGCTCAAGAAGGAGGCCGCCGCGTGAACGAGAAGATGATCCTGGCAGCAATGGAACCACTGCTTAAGGAGGTCGTCGAGCTCGGTCGCCGTCTCGATGCGTTGGCGCGTGAGCCCGGCCCGCCCGGTGAAAAAGGGGAGCCGGGCAGAGACGCCGAGGCACCGCCGATTGAGGACATTGCGCGCGCCATTGCTGAAAAGCATGCGGAGCTTTTGCGCGGCCCACAAGGTAAGCCCGGCGCTGACGCACCCGATGTCGATATCGTGGAGTTGGCAGAGTACATCAGCGTCAAGTACACAGAGATGCTACGCCCCGACCCTCCGGCTGCCCTTGATGTGGCGATCTGCATCTACGAGAAGTTCGGCGATCAGCTGCGCGGGTTGAAAGGCGACCCCGGCACAGATGGCAAAGACGGTCAGGACGGCAGAGACGGACTCGACCGACCGATCGTGGGTGTGGTGGACGCACAGAAGGGCGTACAGCTTGAGTGTGGTACGACTGCGTATTACGCCGGCGGTGTGTGGCAGGCCACCAAGAAAACCATAGGCGACCCAGCGGAAGACCCGCAAGCGTACCGAATTGTCTGCAATGGCGTGAGCGAGGTGTCCCATGCGTTTGACGCAAATGAGAGAGCGCACACTATCCACTGCCGCCTATCTGACGGCCAGCAGTTTGATCTGTCTTGGGGTGACGGTCCTCGGCTGCGCGTTGACGGTGATGGTCTTAAATCAATCGCTGGCGACATCCGCGTCGAGGATTCGATGCTGGAGCAGCACGACGGCGAGAAGTGGAAGCCGCAACACAGTCTGAAGGGCGAGCGCGGTGCCGACGGTGGGCGTGGTCGCAAAGGTATGCGCGGCGAGCCCGGCGTAGGGCTCAAGAGCCTGGACGTTGACGCCGGCGTCGTTCACATCGAATTGACCGCGCCCATAGAAATGCCGTTCGACACGCTGGATTTGATGCCTGGCGTGTCGGTATTGACTGGCAAGAAGGATGAGGAAGGCCGTGTAGCGCACCTTGCCGTGTCGTTCGAGCAGCGCGAGGAGAGTCAGCCGCAAGGTGCAATCCGGCGCTTCGCTGGTGAGCATCAGCAGAACAAGCGGTACATGCAGGGCGATCTGGTTACCGGCCGAGACGGTGTGTACCTGGCACTGCAAAACACAAAGCGCGCGCTGGCCGACGCTCAGGGGTGGCAGCCGATATTTAAAGCGCCCACTGCGCCTGCACCGACGACTGGCTACATGCTGCAGCGTGAGCGCTGGCAGGAAGGCACGCCGCGGTCTCCGAGCACGCCACCGGAGCCGGGGCTGTGCATAGCGAAGGCCGGCGCTATGTGGTTCGCTGAAGCGTCAGGCGACGGCTGGTGCTGGGTGGAGGAACGCCCGTGACATGGGATGTGGCAACAGCGCAGAAGCGCATTGGCGTAATTGGCGGCTGCCAGGATGACGATCTGACGAACGCGATGGCGGCTGCGCTTGCGCTCGCAGAAAACTACTGCGACCGGCAGTTTGTCTATGCAGCAGAGACGGTCGAGACGTTCTACAACCTAGAGCAGCGCGCGCTGTACCTGAGTCGCTACCCGCTGGTGTCGATCACGTTGCTTGACCCTGAGCCGACCGCCGGCACTTATCAGGTGGACAACAGCGCCGGGAAGATAATCTTTAACGCCGGGCAGCCGTTTTTTGAGTCAATGACGGTCACCTACGAGGCCGGCTACGCGACGCTGCCGGCGGACCTGGAGCTCGGTTTGTGGGAGGTGTTCGACACGGTCTGGGCCACCAACTACGGCCAGGAAACGACCGTACAGCTTGGCGCTGTTAAAAAGAAGACCATCGTCGGCGTGGGCTCTATTGAATACGAGACAGGCGGCAGTGTCAGCGGCGCGGCTGGCGTGCTAATCAACGACCTGGCGTCCCGAATGCTGGACCCCTACCGGAGAGTGTCGGCGTGAGTTTTAACCAGTGGGCGACGCTGCAGCGCGACGTGCTGGACGGTCTTGAGCTTGAGCAGCCAATCAT